CTGGTTCGAGCTTGGCCGTGGCCACGTGACCGGCGAACTCCGGGTAGAGGTTGCGGTAGTAGCCGAGCCACAGCCGCCGCAGTTGCAGCATCAGCGCTCGGATCGTGCGGTCCTGGTAGTGCTTGCTGGCAGGCAGGTTGGCAAGGAACTCGTCGGTATCGCTGTCAGCGAACTGAGCCGCGACCGAGTACGTCTCGCCACCGTACACATAGGCCATCGGCGGCTGCTCGAAGCCGAGCGCCTGGTTGCCGTTGAGGAACGGGGTGGGGTTGGGGGAGGAGCCACCGTTGGTGACACCGGCATTGGCAGCCGGGTTGCGAATGATGCCGAGCGCGCCACGCTGTGGCTCGACGCCAGGGGCCGCACCCGCTGCCAACTGAGTGGCAAGTCGGTTACGCTCCGCTTCGAGTGCGTCCGGCGACTTCAGCGGCGTACCGATGCGGCGGAAGATCTCGACCAGATCGACCTGCGCAAGCAGGTTGGGATTCGTCTGGCCGAGTAGCTGGATGATCTGCTTGTAGAACTCCACGTCCTCCTTGCGGAAGCCGTGCGACACCTTCTTGGCCACGCCGCCGTTGTTGATGAAGTCCGGGAAGTTGAGCGTGAGAAGCTGCGGAATCCACAGCCGGTTGATGTCCTCGTCGCACTCGTCCATCTCCAACGCCTGCGACTCGACCAGCATCTCGGCCATCTGCTCCGCGATGTTGCCAGCCGAATTGCCACCCACCCCGTTGCCGATGAAGGCAAGCTCGGGCACCCAGACAGCCCGCAGCTTCATGACATTGAGGTAGTTGAAGCGCTCGTTGAAGACCGTCAGCGCCTCATATGGCGTCTCCATGAACTTGAAGTCCCACTCTCGTTGAGTGGCAGAGGCATCGAGTCCGGCGGTCGCCATGGTGCTGGGAACAGCGGCCACGGCGTTGGTACGCAGTCGCTCCGCAGCCTCCAGGGCAATCTCCCAATTGGGACGCATCTCCTGCGTCTCCGCATCAACAAGCGTGCTGCCCTCCGGGTGGTAGGCGAGCACCGGGGGAATCGCCAGGCGTTCGTAAGCCCGGTTGCTCATCATGAACAGGAAGCGGTAGGCCCACCAGTAGTCACGCGCGAAGCCGACAAGCGGGTAGCCATACATCGACCCGTGCTCGTCGTCCTTCATGTTGGCAACCCAGTAGGAGTGGTAGATGTCGTACTGCTGGACGCCCTGAGCCTGCCCTGCGCCACCTCCAGTGGACTTGCGTCGTCCGACACCCTGCGGTGCCGTGTAAGCGATGCCGGTGAACTCACCGGTCTTGTCATCGAAGGTTGGCAGTGTCGTCTCTGGGCGCAGCGCCACCGGCTGCTTCCAGATGATCGGCAGCACCTCGCCCTCGTCCCAGGCGGGCTTGAGCGCCTTCGTCTGGTCGGTGGCCTTCGGGTCCATGTAGAAGCCGCCAGGGTTCTCCCAGATGAAGCGCTTGCTCATCCCCTGGTAGCCGAAGTCCTTTGCCAAGCTCCTTTGCAAGATGAAGCGAGCGTAGATCTTGCGCAGGCAGGCATCCACGAATGAGGCCACCTGTGGATTGGGACCACTGCTGTCGTAGGCGTCGATGTGCCACTCGGCGCGGGCCAGCGGCACCTTCAGGTAGTGCAGCCCGAACGCAACCATCGGGTCCTTGCGGATCTGACGGCACTGCGTCATCGTGACACGCTCGCTGTCAAACGGCGGGCCAAGCTGATCACGGAACTGGGACCAGGTGTTCTGGTCCGGTGTCATCTCAGAGAGAGCCGGTGCCTGCTCGACACCGAGCACCGACTTCTTCATCTTCTCCAGTTCCTTGGGGTCAACAACCGTCGTCTCGATCTTCGAGCTTGCCATGTCGGCTGTTGACGGTCCGCTCACCCCACCTGAACCGCGCTTGGACGCACTGGTTGGCATCATCTACCTCGCTGTTATCTGATCATGAATCGAGGATCAAGCGGTGCACCCGTGCCCCCACTGAACGCAACGCTTCCATAGTTGCGCTGGTAGTCAGCGACCGGAGGACGACGGGCTGCGCTCACGACGAGCAACTGCCGGTCCCTTCTGCCACCCTGATTGGCTGTCGGCTGATTGCCACCCAGCTTCTTACGTTTGGCGGACTCCAGCACCTCGGCATTGCTGATGCCGTAGCGCCAAGCCGCCATTGCGTGGTTGAACTTGTCAAGTTCCTTGTCGGTCTTGGGGTTCTTCTGCCAGATCTCGACTTCTTCACAGAACATCTCGCACTCGACATCGACAGCGAACATGTCATCGATCACGAGGTTCTGAACCGTCTCAATCATACGCGCCTTGTTGCGCGTTTTGTAGGGCCAGGACGACTTCAGGTCGTAGTTGGCGAAGGTGAGGCGGTCCCCGGCCCCTGCGGGGTCGCAGAAGCGGCCCTTGACGCTCCAGGCTGGCCCATACTCGTTGCGGTACATCTGCTCCTGGTTGACAACCCGCTGGGCCAACGTCTCGGTGGAGATCCCGGCCACGTAGATCTCCTTGAACAGCACATAAGTACCAGGTGCCAAGTAGATTGGCTGGTACTCGAAGTCAAGTGCTGGCACCTCGCATGTCAAATACTGGAACCACAGTACGCAAGCCGGGTGATCAGTACCCCAGTCCACGCCCTGATAGATCGGTCCGTACAGCGGATGTGGCTCGTAGCTGCGTACCCCGTAGGTTGACAAGCTCCAGTTTGGGATGTAAACATTCTCGTCCCGGCCTTCTCTACACTCATGCTGGAGCACCCAGGTACCAGGCGTGTTGCGCTTGAAGCTGCGAACGAGATCCACGTACGGCTTCCAGCCGCGCGAGTGGAACGCCTTGCCATCAATCGGCTTGGTGTTTGTCGGATCGCCAGCGTCGTAGACGGCGCAGACGTGGACCAAGCGTCGGCGCTCACCGACAAGGTGGCTGGCAGGAGAGTCCATCCCCCAGATGCCCTTGGCAACCCGGTGGCACTGGCAGAGATCGGTGATCGGCAGGCCGAGCGATCGTAGCCGCGCCTCACGCTGTTCCTGAGGAGCGCACTGGCAGTTGGGCACCTCGGCCACCGTCTCCCAGATGCACCAGGTGTAGACATCGAACTGGGGGATGTCACCAGCCTTGATGTCATCCGAGATCTCGTCCAGGATGTCCTGCATCCTGCCCTTGAGCGAGTTCCTGGTGCTGGTGGCGATGTCCTGCGGCGGGATTACACCATGGAAGTGTGACATGAAGGTTGGCAGCGGACCCTTGGCAGGAAGCGACACAGCCATACCGCGAGACTGGTTCCACACTGCCTGCTCCATCATGTCAATCTCGTCGGCATGAGCCTTGGCAGGATGCGGGCCAGAGACGGCGTTCTCTGAACCGGCGACGACCTCGACACGGGAGCCGGTCTTCCAGACGGTGTGCGACTTCAGCGGCTTGTCCTGGATGAAGTCCTTGACCTCGTTCGTACGACGGCCAGTCTCCTCGTCGCGCTTGTAGCACCAGTCCTCGATGTGCTGGTAGCAGCGTTGGCCCTGACCCTCGGTGGCACCGAACGACATCGACTCACAACCAGGCTTGTAAGTCGAGTTGAGGAAGTGGAGGCAAGCGACGATGAACGTCTTACTACCACCACGATTTGCAAGAGCGAGCGCCGCTGAAGTGCGCTCGAAGTAGAGATCCGCTAGGAACTTGAACGGCGCAACGTGGTCCGGGCAGACCGCGACACGCGGGATGTCAACGTGGAGGTTCTGCTTTACCCACTCGTGAAGCTCGTCGTCGGTCTGCGGCCCGTCGTAGCGCAGCTTCCGGGATAGGGTCTGGACGCGCTGGACGATCGCTCGCAGGGACTCGGCGTCCATGCTGTCGAGTACGTCCAGTGTCAGACCCATTTGCAGAAGCGTCGGATGAATCTCCGTTGCGTTCGCCGCTCTCAGCAGCGGATGCACGGGCTCGGGCTCGGGATCGGGCCGCGCGGGCTCTGGCGGCATCGCTCTGCTCACGCCGCTTGACTTCCTGACTGAGCGCAAGGAGATTTTCTTCGGAGGGCTGCGGGGTGATGTCGCTGAAGGTGGCATTGATCACGCTCGCTGTCTGTGCATCTTGGACGAGTTCAAAGAGGGTTGCTAGCAGTTCCTCCTTGGTCTGGTTGTCGATGTCAGCCTGGTCTTCACTGAGTTGGAGCTTGGCTTCCTTGTGCTCCATCTCGACAATCAGCTTGATGGCATCCAGGTTGATGCGTTCCCCCGCATCCGCCTTGAGCGCGCGGTCCAGGGCCTTCTGGACCTTCTTGCCGAGATGGCCACGGACGTACTCAGTGAGGCCGACTGAGATCCGCTGCTGGCGGCTGCGAGTGGTACGTGGCCCGCCACCGAAGCGCCCCTCGAAGACCATCTGGAGGGCACGGATCTGTGGGTTGGAGTCGTACTTGTCGTCAGGGTTCGCCCGTGGCTGCGCACCCAGCCGGTGAAGCTGCTCCAGGGCGTTGACCTGCGTCGATGTGAGCCCTATGGACCCGCTCCGCTCCGGGTCTGCCGGGACCAGTTCTGCTGCCATAGCAGGCCATTCTACTCATCCCTGTAAGTCTCTGCGTCTAGTTCGTCCATCAGAGGGTAAATGACAACCAACTGGTCAGGGATCGCCAGGCGCGTGAAGAAGCTGTCCACGAACCCCAGCCGGACCCCATCCAGGGGATGCGGGCGGCAGTCCGTCTCCCACCAAATCCCCTCCAAATACGGCAAAATCGTGTCCTCTGACAGCCGTACTCGCTTGGCAAGTCCGGCCAGCCCACCGTATTCCTTGAGATGGCTCAGCAACCACAGCCTGAATGGCATGAGCGGGAGCAGCGTGTCACCACGCAGCTTCTTCTCAGTTCCAGCAAGCACCTTGACAGTGGCCCGCAACGACTCTTGAAGCTCATACTCCCGCTGGCGGCGCAGGCGAGTGTTGTTGTTAGCTCGCCTGCCAAGCTCCTGCTTCTCCTCAGCAGTCTTGTTGGCATAGCGTTCGCGCTCTTCCTCCCGACGACAGACAACACAGATGACATCGATCGTCGGAGCAGGGGCTCGTCGCGGTCGCCCAGCAACCTGGCGCATCCGCCAGCGCCAGCGGAACTCGACGTTGTGCTTCCACCTGGTGCAGCGCTTGCAGTTACGACGACCTATGCCCGCCGTCCGGGCATCGATGCTCACCCGCGCTCAAGCAAAGTTGGCGCAGCCAGCGCATGAGTGAGGGCGTCGGCCTGATCCATGCCACCCTGGTTGGAGTTTGCGAACTTGAAGTCCGGATAGCGCTCCCGCATCAACTCCCATGCTACCTCCTTGGAGGTGTTCATGGGAACTCCGAAGACAGCATTGCGAGCACGGCCGATCGATGGGTTCAGAACGATCGAACCGTTACGCTTCTTGGCAGCCAGCAGGGCAACGCCCTCCCGCCGTGCCAGCGTCCTGATCGTGTTCTTGTTCATGAAGACTGCAAGCTCCTCGACAGCGATGATGTCCGGCTTGAAGATGCCAAGCTGGAAGACGAGCCACGTGTAGAAGCGCTCAAGCTGAACAGGCTCACTGTCATTGGAGAACTTATTACGCCACGCAACAACAGCAGTCGGCTTGCCACCAACAGCCAAGGCGGCGGCGCTGTACTCCTTCTTGGAGATGTCAATGCCAACCGACCTCATGCCACCCTTAGCCTTGCGCTCGTAAGCGCTCTCGATGATCCAGCGTGCTGCTAGTCCAGCCGACGTACGATAGCAGTCGATCGCCCCGATGTACCGGCCGACGTGTAGCCAGCCGTCCAGCCACAGAACCGTACCCTCAGGGACCAGTTGG